TACTTTTTAATTAAGTCTCGCATGGCGGTAACAATAAGGTCAATTGCCTCTGTTTGTTCTCTCGTGCTTTCTGCAACCTTCTTGCCTTTTCCAAGATAAGTTTCAGTGATATGAACAATCTTTGGCGCCCAGTTCTTGCCAAACTCTTCGTCCGACTCCGCAATCTCTGTGCGAATTTTAGTAACTAGGTCATCAAAAGATTTTACAAGTTCATCGTAATCTAGATCTTTAGAGGAATCCCGATAAAGATTTTCTCTAGTATCTGTAAAGAAAGCCTCTCCAACTTCTTCCATTTCCCGGTCAATTGCATCTCCAATCGCTCCCACTAGATTATCATAGCTAAACTCAATAAAATCAGGGATATACTTAAAACGCGAACCAGCCATAAAACGAGGAGTTCCTCTTAGGAAAAGCTTGGTACTAAGGTTTCCAGCCTCATCCTGGACTGAACGAGCATATCCAATAATATCACAAAGTCGTGAAACAATATTGCGGGGACGCTTATCAAGAGTTGGAACAATTTGGTTATATTCCTTACCACTCTCGTCAGTAAAACTCTTATCTTCCGCATGACTAATTAGAACAAGTCCATAGCCAAGCTGAACAATCATTCTTAGAGATTCATCGAACTCTTTTGCCGCAAACTTAAAACCTTTGCCCCAAGGAACATCAGTAAGAGCATCTACATTATTATTGGCACAAATATACTTTTCAACATAGTCCCAAGCAATATCTACAGTATCAATAATAATTGTCTCAAACTTCTCTTTTACTTGAGGGTCTTTTAACTGACGAAGAAGCTTTTTAAACTCTCCCCATGAATTAACTGGTTGCGCCATTGCACCTGGAATAGCAGAGTAACCTTTTTCAAAAGCTAGAATAAGGTGACTGGGAAAACGACTAGCAATAGTCGTCTTCCCACTCTTTGGCTCTCCATAAAAGAACACTGAATAGCCCCGCATATCTCTGCTTACCTGATGAGGCGCAATATCTAGCAAATTAAGATCTGCCATTTATACTCCTCTCTTTCCAGGTTAATTAAAACGAAAACCCACTATCTGAAGGTGTCTTAGTTCCACCAGAACTAGAAGCCTTAGAAGCAACATATTCATCGTGATTCTTCTTTACTCCCGCAAGATAAGTCTCTCTATCTGCAACAGCAGCTTGGACTTCCTTCTCAGTAAGAACTGCCTCATCACCAAAGTCATAAGGCTCCTTAGCCGCACCCACAACTACCCACTCGCGCAGTCTGCGGACAGTGGTCTTAACAGCTGGCTCTCCGAAAGCAGACTCTTCAACATGCTGAGTCTCAATAGTTGAGCTAACAATTTCTCCCCAAAGCTTAATAAAAACAGGATTCTTTGAAGAAATGTCCATACTTTCAAAATACTTTATTCCGCCGCTATCCTTAACAACAAAACTTACTGGAAGAAGACGATTTGCAAAATTGAAAGTTGCTCCACTAAGAACAAGGTGATCTTCTGTTCCCCGCTCTTCATCTGCTTCCTTAAAAACTACTCCCGTAAGAAGTACATCTACATTAAAAGAGTTCCGATCATCAGTGAAAGTGGAAACTGCATGTACAAAACCACCATCTGTCATCTGATAGGTAACAAGCTCTCCATCATTATTGTAGAAGTCATTTACTCCAAGAGCTGAATCTACCTTAATCTTCATTGCCTCTGTACCACAGTCTAGATAAGTCTTACCATCGCCATTCTCAATAATATTAAGAAGGGTAGAGTAAGTAGCATTAGTAGCGCCACTCTTAAACTTAGGAGGAACATAACTAAAACTAACAGGTACTACATTAAGCTCTCCATCAGTAAGAATATCAAGATTGCCGCGAATAAACTCCGCTCCAGGATTCTTAGCATTCTCTCCTGCGGTTCTCTTCTCTAAAGTATGTCCATAAAGATAGCCCTCAAGATGAACACGGTTTACAATCTTTTTCATTTTTTCTCCTTTTCCTATTAATTCATTTAGCTATTTTTTAACTCTATAAATAGTATATCATATTTTTTTTCTACTGTCAACCATTAATCAAATAGTAATGTTGTATAGGGAAGGCTTTCTATCCACTCACAAATCTGGTGCCATTCACTAAGCTTGTGTCCTCTTCTTTGTTTTAACATATTATATAAATTCTCATAGTTCATTGTGACAGTTCTCATTTGAAGCCAAGAGGAAGGCAGAAGTCGAATTAACTCTTTCCAGTAAAACTTTTCTCCAGTTTCAAGATATTGCTCTCTTAAGTGATCAAGATAATCAATTTGTAAGCTCCAGAATTTCAGGATTTTGTCTGCTCTTTGTTTATCAGACTTATCAAAATCATCCCACTCAAAACAGTCAAAAGTAATTTCAGTAGAAGCAAGCTTATGCATTGTACTCTCAGAATTAGCAACAGTCCCTACTTTGTAAGTATCAAACTCTTTCCCAAGAGCTCTCGCGTTTTCACGCTAGCTTGGACTATCTCTTACCCCCATCTAGGGGAATGCTTTTTCGAACTGCGTATCAATAGCAGCCCTACTCCCAGTCTAACCCGGGATAGTCTCTACAGGTTATAATTTAACAAATCATCCAAAGAATAATCTGAACCTCTAATCTCAATCAGAGGGATTGAATGAGAGCGGCAGTAGGCTCTTTTTAATTCATCATGTGCTTGTAAGGTTTCAAACCCCCGTGCCCATGCGCCTGCAGTTCTCTTAAAGTGCTGCTCCCCTTGATATTCAATTAAGTGTGTAAGTTTTCCGTTTTGAAAGATTGCAAAATCAAAACGCAGCTTTCCTCCATTAATACCTACTAAGTCCGCAAAAGTATACTCTTGAGAAAATTCTACTTTATTGTCAGAAAGGAGGTTCGCTATCTTTCTTTCTTCTTTAGACTTAATACATCCGCAAGAAGTTACTTCTTCTCTGCGAATATGGACTCCTTCTGCTACAAAGTGATTTCCGCAACGTTTGCAAAGACATTCCCATGTAGCAGTTAATCTATCAGAAGAACCATCTCTGTGTAGGACTCTAAGAAATTCATTCTCAAAATCTATCATGTCCTTAGTATTTGCGGCCCCTGCTCTTTCTTTCTGTAAGCATCCGCAGCTCTGAGTATGACCTCTCGTGAGGTTTCTTGTGCTTACGATAGTTTCATTTCCACACTTACAATCACAAACCCACTTACTTCCTTTTAAGTATTCTCTTGGAGTTAAATAAGTAAAAGTTTGTCCAGTTAAATCATTTCTTGGATTTGACTTTCTTTCTTGTGTCATTTGACAACACCTCCTTCATTATTACTTGAAAAAGGTGTCATACTCTTTAATAAACTTTGACACCGATTTGTTAAAAAATCTTCCCACGGGATTGCCATATCTTTCGACTTAGGTTTCCCCGTTAGCACGGTCTCCCGCACCCCGCTGATTAGCGGAAAAACATTTGTTGGCAGAAATCTACCAATATAAAGGAGCAGTAATATCTACTGAAACCATTATCTGCCGCAAAAACTTACGATGTTCACTCCCACCTTTTATTAATTTTCGGGCGAGGGCTAGGTCATTCTCACCAAGTATATAGAAACCTTCGTCCCAATAGCTATCAATTTTATTCCAGCTCTTTAAAGGATTGCGCATCCCACGGACGGCGCCTTCTAGATTAAAAACTTCAGTATTCTCAAATTTCATTATTGATTTCCTTTGGTCGTATTTAAGCCATAAGTAGCAGATTTATACAAATCAATATAGTATCTTTCTTTCTCATTTAGTTGAGAAGAAGGCACCTGCTCTAATATTTCAAAAGTAAAATTATGAACACCATTCTCTTCCATAGCAGTATAAAGTTTGTTATTACTAGGACGAGTCCCCGCACCTAAGGCGTTTTTAACATGGTCTTTCCATCTTTGAGCAATATTAACACTTTGTCCAATATAAGCAAGTCCAGAAGTAGTGTCTGTAATCTTATATATTCCTGAGATAATCTTACCTCCAGTTAAATTACTACATAAAGTATTTAGATTCTTTTGATAATAAGTTGTCCAAATTAATTTAGATAAAACGTCTGGTCGCCGCAATTTAGGTTTAATTTCTTCTAAGATTTTAATATCTTCTAAGTCAGTTTTATTAATTTTAATCTTATAGAATTCTGACTGTTCTTGTATTTCTTTTTCTCTAAGAAAAGCTTTAATAGTATTCTCTCTCGTACTCATGAGAGTCTCTAGCGACTTCTTTAAAGAGGCCATTTTTCTATCATACTCTTCTTCTGTTTCACAATAGGAAAATTCTAAAGTGTCAATATAATTAGAAAGAGCTTCTGCCATTCGATCTTTCTCTTGTTCAACTATACTTCGTACTATTGAAGCTTCTTGTTCTATTGTTGTTTGCAATTCTTCTCTGCGGCGGGCGACTGCCAGAACAACATTATCTAGTTCTTGCTCTACTTTG